ATAGCTGCGAATTTAGAAACTGCTGGAGTAGCGAACTCGTCACACATTAAGACTCTAGAGCCATAAACCTGTCCGATTTCACCATTTAGCTTAGTAGCCATGTCGCCAACTAGGTTAGCATCTTGGAACTCAGCATCTTCTAGCAATTCATAGTAAGACCTTTGTGAAACAATATATACTACTTCACTTGGGTTTATACCATATTTACCCATGTTCTTTCTCATTTCAAGTAAGTCAGTTGCTACAATTTTATCAGATGCAAAAGCAGTTGCTGATTGTGTGTAGTCACTGTCATTTCTTGCTAAGTGTAAAAGACCTTCAAAAGAAGCACCTGAGGTACCGAAAGCACCGTCAGCATCGTCACCAGCTAGGATAGCATTTTCGATTGCTCTAGCGTGAGACCTTACCATTGACTCTCTAATTAAAGGAAGTATTGGCATGATTGCATCTTCTTCAGTCTCGTTACCTAAGTAAGATTGTGAAATAAGTTTTTTGGTTGAAAGAGTTCTTTCTGTTAAGTCGATACCCGCACCGTTAGCTGGGTCGTAAGCGTCCCCTCTAGGGTCTAAGTTACCGTGTGGTGCACTACCTGAAGCAGTTTGGTTACCTGTGAACTCAGCATAACCTGCATCTGGTAGAATTGGGATAATCATGTTAGCAGAATTCATAGCTATTTCTCTAAATAGAGGTGCTAATACTAATTCGTTTTGAATATCTCTTTCTATATTTGTTGATACGATTTGCTCGAAATCTTGTGAAGAAACTTGAACACCTGAATGCTCGTTAACTTTCTCCATAATACCTTTAGCATAATCATTGTCCCAACCTTTACCAGTAGCTAAACCAGCAAATTTTGCGTCAATAATATCGTTCTCGTAAGCTTTTTTCCAGTCGCCTTGACCTTGTCTGTCGTTGAAAATTCTTTTTGATTCTCTGATTGACATGATTTCTTCTGATTTCTCAGCTAGTTGCTTCTCTAATGAGTCTACAACTGATTTTAAGTCTTCATGTTGCTCAGAAACTCTTTTTTCTACGTCATTCATAAGTCTCTCAGCGCCTGTTAAGCCAGCTTCGATAATAGTTTTTTTGCTCTTCCTGTTTTGCTTCTTGAACAGCCTTCTCTTCAGCTTCAACTTGAGCTTGCTTTTCAGCCTGCTCAGCTTGTGCTTTTTCGTCTGCTGCTTTCTGCTCGGCTTGTTTCATAGCAATTTTAGCTGCAGTATCCTCTGCAACTTTCTTCGCAAATGCTTCCAAGTCGATTGAAGTTTCAGGAGATTTTTTCTCTTCTGACATATCAGTCTCCGTTGATGAGGATTTCTCCTCGCTTGGCTGCTCAATTTTAACAGCGTCTGCTGCTGCGGTTGAGTTAGCCTGTAATATTTCTCTTTGGTACTTTCTGTATTCTTCCATAGAATCAAATGACTTTGCTAATCCAAAAGTTGCCCCTTGGTTGCAAGGTACTGATACTACTGAAACTTCAAAAAGTTCCGCATCTTTAATTTTGAATCCATCACTCTCAGCCATATATTCAGAGTCTTTACATCTGAATCCGACTGAAAATGCTCCCAGGACTCCATCTTTCACTAAATGAGTAATGTCACCTGCGGCTTTGGATATCTTTGCAGTGATATCTAAACCTTTATCAGTGACTTCTAAACCTGTTGCTCTACCGATAGGCTTGTTGTAGTCATGATTAAAAAGAATGATTGGATTGCTTTTGAAGCTCTCCAAACCGCCTTTTGTCCATGCCTCGCTTTCGATTATATCGCCAGCTCTATCTAGTGCATTTGTACTTGCAGAACCTTTGATGTTTATTCCACCATCGTCGGTTTCGCCTAGGGTTTTAAAAGTACTCGTCCAGTGATAAATTTTGTTACTTGACATCTTTCTTCTCCACTTTCACAGCTTTCTTTTTAGGAGCAGGTTTTGCAACAACCTTCTCTTCTACAACTGCTACTTGGACAGGATGTCTTTTCTTCATGGCAGATAGAACTCTGTTCCAAGAACCAAATCCTCTTCTGAGTAAATAGTCTTTAACAGGTACATCATTTCCATGAGACTTGTATTCCACTAAGTCCATTTTTTCAACGCCTTTTTCGGCCATGAAATCGGACAAAGCCTTTATCATCTTGTCTTTTGTCATAATTATTCTTCCTCGCTTGGCGGAGTTTCTTCCGGCCTGCCACCTTCTTCTGGGTTTGTGGCTGAACCTGCGATATTCGCAGGAACTCTTGGTGTATCAAACCCTTCAATAGTCTCAAGTCTTAACGCCTCCCTTGCTTCATTCGGTGTCATTATACCTGTATTGACAAGTGTGGCGTAATAGCCTGCTTGGTCTCTTAACTCTGGTTGTAAAGCAGGTATACCTGATACGTTTTCGTCCAGTTTGAAACCGAAATATCTCTCGAAAGCATACGCTATTTTATTTATAATAGGTAGTATGGTTTCTAAATAATATAGACGGTGGTTTGGTCGCAAGTTTGCATTATTACCACTGTCCATTAAAATTGGTGGAACACCTATTGCTTTTAGAATTATCTTTTCGTTAGAAGCGATTGCTTCTTGGAAGTCTAAATCTTTAAAGTTTACTTCTGTTAGGTTTTCCACTGTTAAACCACCATCTAAAAATAGCGGTCTTCTACCACCTGACTGTGGATTGTATCTTGCAACCCAAGCCTGTAACATTCTTTCTTTAATTTTTTCAGAAAGAGTGTTCGGTGACTTTAAAACTAGTCCTGGAACTGCTCCATTTTTAAAGAAGTTATCCTGGAATCTTCTCATGCTACCAAGTAGTTGCATTGTTCTAAATGCTGGTTTTAATCTTGGTATTCCTCTATAAATAGAT